ATTGGTATCGAGAGTAGTGGACTTCACAGTAATGGATACACACTGGTCAATGATATGCTCTGGAGGAATTATATTTACTACAAGGAGATGCCTGAGTTGCTGAGACCTACCACAATCTATGCTCGTCTAATCCAGTATCTGTTGGATGAGGTTCCCATTCTTGGTATGGCACACATCACAGGCGGAGGCCTGCCTGAGAACCTCCCACGATGTCTTCCAGCAGGTCTGAAAGTTAATATTGACTATGATGCTTGGGAGAGACCAGAACTCTTTAATAAGATCCAGCAGGCAGGAGACATTTCTGAGGAAGAGATGCGTAATGTATTCAATCTTGGTATTGGATTCTGTTTAGTTATACCATGGGAATCGGCAGAACTAACTTTAGATATGATTGCTAACGCATCATATGGTATGAAATCTTGGATCATTGGTGAAGTTGAATGATTAATACTTTACCTTTTTCCTTTTATATGATATACTAAGAAAACTTATATCTTTTTTTTATGCACGGAAGTCTTGAACCAGAAGATCGAGTAATGGATGCTCCATCTGTTTATGACCAAGTTGCCTCTCTTGCCCAAAGGTATGGATGGGAAGAAGGTGATAACATCGTAGTTGAAATGGCAGGAACTCAAGTTTCTGGTATTGATGTTGGTGAGGAGTATAATAGGAAGTGGCAATCTCCTATTGGCACTCGCAAATGTAACAAAGAAGCATTCATTGTTATCAAAAATCTCTCAAGAGATCCTTTCGAATCTTCTAAGCCTATGGAACGAGAATTTAAACCACAACATCCTTATACTAAATAAAATTTAAATCGCATTGAGATGATGTTTACAATTTATTCTAAAAAAGGTTGTCCTTACTGCGATAAAGTAGAACATATACTTCAGTTAGCTGAACTTAAATATGTTGTATATGAACTCGATAGGGATTTCACAAAAGATCAGTTTTTTACAAAGTTTGGATACAGTGCTAGTTTTCCAAGAATTGAAAAAGATTCTGAAATTATTGGTGGATGCTCAGAGACTGTTAAGTATTTGAGAGATCAAAATTTAGTCTAATGGAAATGTCAAATTTTAATGACCTTTATGACTTAGTTGAACATGCCATTGAAAATGCTTTTGCTGGCCAAATGAATTTAAAATTTTATGATTATCTAAAATCCACAAAAACAAAAAAACACGAGATTGATTTGTTTATTGAAAGTTCAACAAGTTCTGAACTTAATGATATTATAAATGATCTAGACGGATATCTTGAAGGAGGATCTGACAATGAACATAAGCAACTGCGAGAGGGGTATGGGCATATTCCCAAACCTCAAGCAAGAAAAATAAAAACGTATTTGTATAGTATCTTAGAAGATTCTTGGAGATATAGTGATGACAAACGACCAGGAAGAAGAAAAAAACGATCTAAATAATGAAAACTCCGATATCAATCGAGGGTTTGAATTACTATTGAGAAATAGGAGAAGATCGCAAAAACCAAAAACTTTTCAAGTGAAGTTTGATAAAATGATCTCCCTTTTTAAAGGAGAGTTTTGTTTTTACTTTGAATTCTATATTGATGTTAAAAAGAAAGAAGACTCTTTGGAGAGGTAACATGGAATCGGCAACCCCATATATTATATTTTTCTGTGGTATAGGAATCCTTGGTTCCTTTTTTATTGGATTCATGGTAGGATGGTTTGGAAATGATATGGCATATGCGTTTCTAGACAAAGCAAAGCAGATGCCATTACACCCGGAGATGTTTGATCAAAATGGCAACATACTCCCTGACGAAATTTTAGCTGTAAGATTTGAAAACGATTATGACCCCGACGAAGACTACGACGACGAGCAAAAGAAAGACCACTAATACTAAGAGGACCGCGCCACCTAAAAGAGCGGTAAGTATTCCAATTCCAGACTTGAATACAAATCCATTTGTATTTGAAATTCTTGATGCTGTTTCTCAGCAGAGAACTAAAGCAAAAAAAATAGAAGTTCTTAAAAAATTTGAACATGATTGTCTCAAAGTTATTTTTGTTTGGAACTTTGATGAGTCTATAGTTAGTCTTCTTCCGAAAGGAGAGGTTCCTTATGGCGATGTAAAAGATCAGAATGTTTACTCCGGAAATCTTTCCGAAAACCTTTTGAGAGAAGCATCTGGTGGTGAGGCTGCTACTAAGCAGGATCTTCAAGCACAAGGAAAAACTTCATTGCGTCGTGAATATCAAAACCTATATCATTATGTTCAGGGAGGTAATAACACTCTCTCAACGATTCGTAGAGAAATGATGTTCATTAATCTTCTTGAAGGCCTTCACCCTAGAGAAGCGGAAGTTATAATCCTTGCTAAAGATGGAAATCTTTCCGATAAGTATAAAATTACTATGGATATTGTCAAAGAATCCTATCCAGATATTCAATGGGGAGGTCGTTCATAATGGCAAACCAGTTGGGAGAAGCACCTCAAAAAATAGAGAACGAGGAAATGGAACAATCCAATCAAGAAAAAAAAGAAATTGTTGCATCTGATTATGATTGTCAAATTCTTCTTGAGAAGACGACTCTTGAATTAGCAAATGACAAATCATTCCCAACAGATGCTAGACTTATTTGGTACACTGTTGATGGTGTTGAATGCGTTGACCTTACTCGTTGTAATAAGGTATCAAAGATGTTTGATATGTATTATGACCGATACGGTAAAGGTTCTGTGAAGAGAATTGATTTTGGGTATGGGTCAATCAATCCAAAACTCTGGGGAAACAAACCAAAGAAAGAAAACAAGAAAAAATGAATGACGAATATCTTAAAGAACAAATAAGCGATCTTATTAGGGATGAAATTCAAGAGGTCATTAATGACTATGTTGATATTGAGGAAGATGCGAAAAAAAGTGGCATTGGATTTGTTCAGAAACAAGAAGACAAAGAACTTAAAGTTAGTATCTCAAATGAAGAGGTAGAAAAACTTATAAAAGAGTATAAAAAACTTAAAAAAAATGCCAAGTCAAATCTTTCTCAAATTAAAAAACTTGGATTAATTGACAAGCAGGGAAATCCTTTGATCAATCAAAAAAAATACTAAAATGCTATCCACTCAATACAGACTAAGATTGGAGTTTATTTGCAAATGTATTGCTAATGGTGAACAGGTAAAACTAGATGACATGATCTGGGCAGAGAAACTAGCCAAATCTCATACACTTGCTAAAGATTGGTTGCAGAAAGCACGTAGACAATCTGCTCAAGATATTGAAGAAGGTACTATGGATGATTTTATGAATCGGATGGGGCTAGGTGATCCCGATCCATCCAACCACAAAAAGGGATTCACTGATGCTGACGATATTAGGAGTTGGTTTCACCAAGACAAACCTGACGATTGGAGGCAGAGAGATTAATAATTCAGATTATATTTGTGTTATAACATGGGATCCTGAATTTGAACATACTCGTTATCATTATGTTCATAAGTCTGTTAAAGATCCTAATGGTTATGTAAAAAATTTAAATCCTAATGAGTTAATTTTTAATAGTAGAGACAAAAATGGACGGATTTAATGCACCTGGATCAAATAAAAATGAAATTGATGATAATTTTAAAAAATTTAATTCTCAATGGCAACTAGATAATGTTGTGAAATTGCTAGATGCTAAAATAGAACGTTGTCGTGTATACAATAGCGACAATCGAGATGAAGTATATAATCAAATTACCATCACTTATAAAGAAGACACATGCAAGCAGTAATTTATTCTAATGGGAGTCAAGAGTGTGACCGTATAGCATCTCTACTCAAATCTTTAGGTGGAGAGTTTTTAGAATATAAACTTAATCATGATTTTACTCGGAGGGCATTTGAATCAGAGTTTGGTGAAGGAGCAACTTTCCCTCAGGTTTCTTTGGGGTCAAAGCACATAGGAGATCTTAAAGAAACACTTCATTATATGAGTGATAAGGGCCTATTTGCATGAAACCAATTATTCTTATTGCTTGTCTATCACCGATAGTCATCATTTGGAGTATAATGAAAATCAATTTCACTAAGTCATATGTAAAGAATCCTTATGAAGATGTTGATGAGAATGAAGAGGAGTATGGAGACCGCACAGATTTTAAATAAAATGTTCGTGTTGATACGAAGACACTTGACTAAATAGAATATGAGGTCTATAATAAGACCATACGTTCATCCCCCGCAAGGAGGACGCAAGTAAGTCGCGGAACGGAGCCGTTCATCCCATGCTAGAACTATTATTCTATTCATCACTCACCTGCACTCAAACTGATGCTATCATGCTGAAGATTGAGAACAATGCTAACCTTAGCAATATAGTTAAGGTTGAGTTAGTAGAAACCTTAAAGGATTCTGCGCCAGAATGTGAGTGGTATTGGGACGCAAACGACTAAAGGAACGGACCTAAAAATCCAATTACTTTAGGAGTAACAACATGAACACACTAAACATGATTCGCAAGCAGATCACCAAAGCATCTGCTCTTCACGACGCTCAGATCAGTCACACCTCATATCGTGGTGTTGAGTATGATACTCGTTGTGTAGAATCTAAAGAATCACACGGTACATTCTGTTATCGTGGTCGTATCTACAGTAAGTGAGTCACTTACGTTAGAATTATTGAGGGGGTTGACTAACCCCCCTTTTTTTAGGCATAAATTTTTGTTACGGTTTCCTGACAATTCTCATAGATAGTAGTAGAATTAAGAGGTTAAGAGGTGAACTAAAAAACCTATTACATCATAGACTAAAAAAAAAAACTATCGGAGGTTATTATGCATAATCTTATTTCATATAATCAATTGGCAGGATGGAAAAATACTGCTATGAGGCTGGAAAAAACTTTAGATAGGAGTATGGAAGAATCGGATCTAATTAATGATTATTATGACTGTTTGATTGAATGTGACGACAACCAGTCAGTGTGCAAGAGAATTTGTAGGAGGATTCTACAATAGTTTAGTAGAGGGGGTTGACTAACCCCCTTTTTTTGTCTATAATTAGATGAAGTATATCCTTATTATGGACAAAGACAAACTTAAATTAATAGTTAATAATTTAAAATTGCTTGTTGATGCCTTAGAATCAGAAGTATACTCCGATGTAGATGTATACACGACCAAGCAAGAAAATTTTGATGATTCTCCTACAAACTACATATTAGATTATGACGAAGTTTTTGAGGACGACGATGGATAAGATAGATACACAGGGGATGAG